TGGCTCCAGAAGACGTGCTACGGGCGGAAGTGGATATGGGACATGCTGGTCTATGATGAGGCCAGCCGACTCAAGGCAGCGGACAAGAAGACCGAGAGCCAGCGGATATCCGAGTTCGGCGTCCTCTCGCGCATGCGCTTCACGTTCAAGAAGGTGGTCCTGCTCTCCGGGACCCCGGCCCCGAACGGCATCATCGACCTCTGGGGGCCGATCTACATCTGCGACAAGGGCTACCGCCTCGGCACGTCGATCACGGCCTATCGGAACCGCTGGTTCACCAAGGACGAATACACGAAGCGGTATAAGCCGCATGACCATTCGACCGGCGAGATCATGGGGCTGGTCAAGGACATCTTCTATTCCCTGAAGGAAAAGGACTACCTGACGCTCCCGCCGATGATCGAGCGTGACCACACCGTGACACTGCCGCCAAAGGCCATGGAGATGTATCGCCGCCTTGAGCGGGACATGGTTCTGGAAGAACTGAACATAGAAGCTGTGAATAGCGGTGTTCTAACCAACAAACTGTTGCAGTTGGCTAACGGGTCGCTCTACCTAGAGGACGGATCGGCCGAACACGTTCATGATGCCAAGCTCGACGTTCTGGATAGCATCATGGCTGAGTCGTTCGGACAACCCGTGCTACTGGCCTACAGCTACCAGTTCGACAAGGAGCGGATCAAAAAGCGCTTCCCCTACGCCCGGATATTCGGGGACGGGAAGAACGACGTGCGAGACTGGAATGCCGGGCGTATCCGGCTGATGGTGACGCACCCGGCGAGCGCGGGCCACGGCATGAATTTCCAGCACGGCGGGAACATCGCCGTCTGGTACGGGCTGACTTGGTCGCTGGAGCTATACCAGCAGTTCATCAAGCGGCTGCACCGATCCGGGCAGAAGGCGGAACACGTCATGCTGCACCGGATACTGGCAAAGAACACGGTGGACTTCGACGTGCTGAAGACCATCAGGAAGAAGGGCGTGACGCAGGACGACATCACCGATGCCGTTCGTATCCGGTTAGAGAGAGTGCAGGGACTATGGCAGAAGATGGCGGCGTAGCAGATGACGAACTGGCTGCGGCAAGGACACGCCGGGCGCTGCGGCAGCAAGCCGCGCAGCTAGCGACCGAGGAGCTGATCGACATCGCCCAGCAAGGGCAGCGGGACCGTCTCGACATGCACGGCCACGCCGTCGTCAAGGGCGTCACCGTCAACTGGCTCGCGCAGGTGTTCCATCTCGATCACCGGGTATGCGCGCAGCGCCTAAAGGATTGCCCGCCCCTCACGAGGAAGCGTGGCGGTCACGGCCTGCTCTACGACGTAGCAATCGCCGCCGAGTATCTGGTCAAGCCCCGGTTCGACGCCGAGCAGTATATCAAGACCATGAAGATCGAGGAGCTGCCAGCCAAGCTCCAAGAGGGCTTTTGGGCCGCAGCGCTGAAGCGCCAGAAGTGGGAGGAGAACGCCGGTCGCCTGTGGCGCACGGAGGACGTGGTCAAGAAGTTCTCGGAAACCTTCCTGATGATCGCCAACACCATGCGCCTGTGGGTCGATGATCTGGACGCGGTGATGGAGATCACGGAGCCGCAGCGGAAAGCCTTGGAGAATTGCGTCCGTGATCTCCAGCAACAGGTCGGCAAGACAATCAAATCCCTCCCGCGCGTGACGCAGTCGCAGCTCGCGGAGATGGCCGATAAACCTACGCCGGTCCTCCCGGCTCCCGAGGAAGAAGAGCATGACGATATCGACGCCGATATCCGAGACGTTGTTTGACGGCGCGGAGCCGTTCGACGCATTTCTGGAAGACCTGATCCGACAATCCGCGGAGTCCGTGCAGCCCAGCGAAGCGCTGACGGTGGCCGAGGCTGCGGAGAAGTACCGCTGGCTGAACAACGGCCCGGCGTACAATGGCCCGTGGCGGAACTCCAAGGTCCCGTACCTGATCGAGCCCATGGAGGAGATGACCAATCGCCTCTACGAGAGCGTGATCTTCACCGGCCCGGCGCAGTGCGGCAAGACCGAGCTGTTCCTGAACTACCTCACTTACACCGTCATGTGCGACCCGGCAGACATCACACTGGTCCAGACGGTGCAGGCGACGGCTCGCGACTTCTCCATCACCCGCGTAGACCGTATGCACCGGTCCACCGATGTCGTCGGCCAGCGCGTCATCGTGGACAACACCTTCGACAAGCAGTACCGCAACGGCATGATCCTCCGGCTCTCGTGGCCGACCGTCAACGAACTCTCCGGCAAGCCGATCCCCCGGATGTTCCTGACGGACTACGACCGCATGACGCAGGACGTGGACGGGGAAGGCACACCCTTCGCGCTGGCGAAAGCCCGTATCACCTCCTTCAAGAAGTGGGGCAAGGTGATCGCGGAGTCCTCTCCGGGCTTCGTCATTCTGGACCCGACGTGGGCCAAGCGGTCGGCACACGAGGCCCCGCCCTGCTCCGGCATCCTGTCTCTATATAATGCAGGGGATCGCCGCCGCTGGTACTGGAAGTGCATCAACTGCAAGCACTCCTTCGAACCGCACTGGTCGCTCCTGTCTTTCCCCAAGACCGTCGATCCTATCGAGGCCGGGGAGATGGCCGTCCTGAACTGCCCGCACTGCAATCACACCTACAAGCACGATTACTCGGACTTCGCCCCCTCCAAGGAGGAGATGAACGCGTATCAGGCGAAGTGGGTCAAGGAGGGCCAGACGTGGGCGGAAGACGGCAAAATCTACGGCACGCCCCGGCGCGCGGCCTCGGCGTCATTCTGGCTACAGGGGGTGTGCGCCACCTTCAATAGCTGGAAGCAGTTGGTGACGGACTACGTCTCGGCGGAAAACGAGTACCAAGAGACTGGCAAGGAAGACACCCTGAAGGCCGTCGTCAACACCAAGATCGGCATGCCCTATCTACCCAAGGCGCAGGCAGCGGCCCGCATCGCGGACCAGATCAAGGCTCGCGCCAAGGACTACGGCCAGCGGGTCGTACCCCACGGCGTCCGCTTCCTCGTCGCCACCATCGACGTGCAGAAGAACCGCTTCGAAGTGCAGGTTCACGGGATCGGCGTGGAGGATGTCTGGGTCATCGACCGCTTCCAAATCCGCTTCTCCAAGCGCCCGGACGAGAACGACTCTAGCCAGTGGCGACCGATCTCTCCCGGTGGGCACCCCGAGGACTGGCGTCACGTCCTCTACGAAGTTCTGATGAAGTCCTACCCGCTGGCTGACGACCCGGATCGCCACATGGGCATCTACCGGACGTTCAGCGACTCAGCCGGTGGTGAAGGCTTCACGGCGAACGCCTATGCGTTCTACCGCTGGCTTGGCCGGGGCTACTCGGATGACGACGGCGTGTCGGACGAGGTCAAGGAAATGTACCCGTGGCATCCGGGCTTCCAAGCGCGCTACACACTGACGAAGGGTGAGTCGCTCCCCACGGTCCCGCGTATCCGCATCACGTACCCAGACGCGCAGCGCAAGGACCGGCACGCGAACGCACGCGGGGAAATCCCGGTCATGTTCATCAATACCAATGCTCTAAAGAACCACGTCGATAATACGCTGGAGCGCACGGAGCCCGGTGGACGGATCAATTTCCCGAACTGGCTCCCCCTGTCCTTCTACAAAGAACTTGTGGTCGAAACGAAGAACGAAAAGGGTCTGTGGGAGAACCTGACTGGACATCGCAACGAATCGTGGGATTTGTTAGTGTATTGTTATGCCGGGCTCTTGCATCCCTCTATTCATTGGGAACATATCCGGTGGGAAGAGCCGCCGCCGTTCGCAGCGGAGTGGGACGCTAACACCATGGTATTCCGCATAGGTGGCGACGAGACCCCCTTCACAGCGAATAACTCGGTGATGGATGAGCTAGCGAAGCTCGGCCAGATGATGAACAGCTAAGGGATTTTTAGATGCTCACAGCCGAGCGCCGCGCAAAACTCACTAAATACCTAGAAGAAGCAGAGGAAGCCCTGCACGCCGTTTCGATGGGGCAGAGCGTCCGCGTCTTCGTGGACCAGACCGGCGAGCGCGTCGAATACGGCCCAGCCAACGCGCAGCAGCTCAACAAATACATCTACACGCTGAAGGTCCAACTCGGACTGGTTAATCAAGGACCGCTCACGACATGGATGGCATGAACCCGGAAATCGCAGCCGACATCGCTGAGGCGGTGGGCTTTACCAACGGCAAGGACTACGCGGTCGGTGGCCCCTTCGAAGGAGCCAGCCAGTTCGACCAGTGGCTTGCAACGTGGCGTCCGTCGATGGGATCGGCTGACTCCGACATGCTGGCAGGCAAGGCGCTGGTCGATGCCCGCTCGCGCGACACCATGCGCAACGACGGCTACATCCAGTCCGGCGCGAACATCGCCAAGGACTCGATTGTCGGCGGCATGTTCCTCCTGAACGCCAAGCCCGACAGCAAGGTTCTCGGGCTGGACGAGAAATGGGAAGAGGAGTTTCAGGAAGAGGTCGAGAGCAAGTTCACGCTTGCGGCCGAGAGCCCGAACTGCTGGTTCGACGCAGCCCGCTCCAAGACCTTCACCGGCATGATCCGGCTGGCGATTGGCATCTACACGGCGGCAGGCGAAATCCTGATGACCTCGGAATGGAACCGCGACAAGCGCCGCCCATTCAAGACGAACTTCCAGATGGTCGATCTCGACCGGCTCCGGGACCCGTGGGGCTCGACCGGCCTGTCCAGCCTCTCCATGGATGACCGGATCATCCGGGGCGGCGTCCATCAGGACAAGTTCGGCGCGGCGCTCGGCTACTACATCCGCAACGCCCACCCGTCAGACTTCGACCGGTTCCGCGACGTGGACCAGTTCACCTATGTCCCGGCAGAGAAGCCGTGGGGCCGCAAGCAGGTGATCCACCTGAAGGAAGAGAACCGCGCAGCCCAGAGCCGCGCAGTGGCCGACATCGTGGCCGGTCTCAAAGAGATCAAGATCACCAAGAAGTTCCGCGACATCACGCTCCAGCAAGCGGTTGTCAACGCCATGTACGCCGCTTCGATCGAGTCCGATCTGCCGCCTGAAGCTGCCTTCGCGGCGCTGGGTGCGGGCGGCACGAATGGAGCCGGGATGGCGGTGGCTCAGTACGGCGCGCAGTACATGGACGCCGTCAGCAAGTTCGTCGGCCCGCGCGGCCTGATGATCGACAACGTCAAAATCCCGCACTTCTTCCCCGGCACCCGCCTGAACCTGCGCCAGTCTGGCGCTCCCGGTGGCGTCGGACAGGATTTCGAACAGTCGCTTCTCCGCTACATCGCGGCGCTGCTCGGCATCTCTTATGAAGAGCTTTCAAAGGACTACTCCAAGACCAACTACTCGTCCGCCCGTGCGGCCCTGACTCAGTCGTGGAAGTTCATGCAGTCGCGCAAGCGGATGGTCGCGGATCGCGCTGCCACCATCATGTATATGAACTGGTTCGAAGAGATGATGAACGCCGGGGAGATCGAAGCCCTGAAGTTCTCCAAGGCCCCGAACTTCTACGAAGGCATCAACAAGGAAGCCTATTGCGCATCCGAGTGGATCGGTGCGGCGCGCGGCCAGATTGACGAACTCAAGGAAACGCAGGCGGCGGTGCTCCGCATCAAGTTCGGCCTGTCCACCCACGAGGACGAACTGGCGAAGCTCGGCAAGGATTGGCGCAAGGTCTACATCCAGCTTGAGCGCGAGCAGAAGGACCGTGACGAACGCGGCATCATCCTTCAGGAAGACAACTCGGTAAACGCCGCGTCCGGTTCGCCACGCGAGCAGGATAAGCAGAACTCGGAGGGCGCGGATGCCAACGCTGAATAATTCCCCATTCTTGGAGACCATCACGCAGTCCCCGCTCATGGTGGCCGAGCACTCGGCTACCCTGTTCGCAACCTGCATCGAACACATTCAGGCGGACGAAAAGGTCGCGGCTGAAATCCACCAGCCGACCGACATCACGGCGATGGCGGACGAGGACTTCTGGGGCACCGGGGAGGATGACGATTGGCGGACATACTACCGCCCGTACAACGTCGCGAACGGTGTGCTGCAAATCCCGGTCATGGGTGTTCTGCTGGCGAAGTTCTCCCTGTCCTACGGACGGTGGGCAACCGGCTACAAGTATATTGAGCAGGCATTGAAACGCGGCCTTGCGGATTATAACGTCTCCGCGATTGCAATGGTCATTGATTCGCCGGGGGGCATGGTCACTGATTGTTTTGAACTCTGCGCCAAGATTTACGACGGCCAGAAGATCAAACCGATCCGGGCGTTTGCTGCCGATCACGCCTATTCAGCCGCGTATGCGATTGCCTCTTCTACCGGGTCCATTTCCGTCACTACGTCGGGTGGGGTCGGGTCTATCGGTGTCGTAACCGCCCATGTTTCGTATGCCGATCTGGTCGCGAAGCAGGGCATCAAGGTCACGTTTATCTTCGCCGGAAAGCACAAAGTAGACGGCAACGCCTACGAAGACCTTCCGAAAGCGGTGAAAGACCGCATTCAGATGAGGATAAACAAGATTTATGGCGTCTTTACCTCGACCGTTTCTAAAGGTCGTGGCATGGATGAGGACGATGTTCGGGCCACGGAAGCGCTCACTTATGACGCAGAAGACGGCATCGAAGTGGGGCTCGCTGACAGGGTCGGCGCGCTTGAGGAAGAACTGGCGAACTACGCCGCTGAAGTAGCCGATCAAGGAGACGATTACATGGCACTACCGCAGGGAAATACGACCGGCAAGAAGCCCGGCGCAGGTGACGAAGAAGCGACGGCAAACGGCGTTTCGCTCGAAACCTATCGCAATGACGTGAACGCTGCCCAGCAGACCGGTCACACGGCTGGCCTCGCAGAAGGCGCGACTGCTGAACGCACGCGCATCTCCGCGATCCTCGGCTCGGATGAAGCCAAGGACAAGCCCAAGGCAGCAATGTCCGTTGCCATGAAGACCGGGATGTCGCTGGAAGACGCCAAGGCGTTCCTCGCTGACATGCCCACCGAAAAGGCCGAAGCTGCTGCCGTCGAGCAGAAGCCCGCTG